AGTTGTAGAACTGTAAACATAAGTAGACAGACGCATTACCAGTGGCTTAAAACAGACGCAAGTTATAAAGAAGAGGTTGAAGCTATAACTGAAAGTGCTATAGACTTTGTAGAGTCCAAACTATATGAGCGAATCAAAGCTAACGATACAGCCAGTATTATATTCTATTTAAAGACTAGAGCTAAGAGCCGAGGCTACCAGGAACGAACAGAGCTTGTAATGCCTGAAGCTAGAAAATTTGAAATAGAAGTTTTAGGACCAGCCAATGAAAGTACAAACTAACGTAGTCTACGACTATCTACAAAAGACTGATTCAAAAATAAAGATATTCCAAGGCGGTACTAGGTCTGGTAAAACATACAATATTCTTATGTGGCTAATCTTTGGCTACGGAATGACAGAGACAGGTAAAACTATAACAATCTTTAGAGCTACCTATCCAGCCCTTAGAGCTACAGTAATGCGAGACTTCTTTGATATACTAGAACGCTTCGACTTATACCTAGATGCAGACCACAATAAATCCAATAGCGAATATAGACTAAACGGGAATCTATTTGAGTTTGTATCTATTGACCAGTCTAGCAGACTTAAGGGACGTAAAAGAAACATAGCCTTTTTAAACGAAGCTAACGAGGCCAGCTACGAATCCTATAACCAAATACTATTTAGAACCGAAGAGCAGTTAATACTAGACTATAACCCTAGTGACGAGTACTCTTGGATATACTCAAAGGTTAAGACTAGAGACGATGCGTTTTTCTGTATAACAACTTATAAGGACAATAGGTTTCTAAGCAAAGAGATAGTAAAAGAAATAGAACGTTTACAATATACAGACCAGGACTATTGGCGGGTGTACGGACTTGGCCAGGTAGGTAGAAACAAAGCTACCATATTCACATATTTAGAAGTGGACCAGATACCTGAACAAGCTGAGTTTATAGCGGGTGGTTTAGATTGGGGTTTTGTCAATGACCCTTCAGTTTTAGTTTTTATATATCTACTAGAAGACAATCTATATATAGACGAGCAGTTTTATCAGTACGGAATGACGAACCGAGATATACACAACAAGTTTGTAGAGTTAGGCTTTACTAGACAGACAGAGATATTCGCAGATAGTAGCGAGCCTAAGTCAGTAGACGAATTACATAGGTTTGGTTGGAACGTCAAGTCAGCATCTAAAGGCAGAGACTCAATTAACATAGGAATAGATTTACTAAAGAGATACAAGCTACATATAACCAGCAAGAGTATGAACACTCTAAAGGAGTTTAAAAACTATAAGTGGCAAGAGGATAAGAACGGGACGCTGTTAAATGTACCAATCCAAAAGAACGACCATTCAATAGATTCGAGCCGTTATGCAATTATTAAGAAGCTGACTAGACCTAGAGTTGCCAGATATGCTATAAGGTAATATAAAGATTTAGTTAACAATGTTTGTTAGTATCATTTATTTGTTGTATATTACAGTGTGTTAATGAAACATAAAGTAAGTGCTAACCAAAGCTGCGCCTCTAAAAAGAAACATTGATAACGAGATAGTGTAACAGGCAGCACAATTTGTCTAGCAGTTATAAAAAATAACGAATTTTTAATTTTACAAACTCTGCTAAGATAAAAAGGTATAGGTTCGATTCCTATTCTCGATACTAATATTAACCTTTAAATTTTAAAACAATGAGAACAAATTACACACACCCAAGAACGGGCGTAACAGTTTCAAAAGCTGAATACTTTAACATAATGTTTGGTAAAGAATTTATGTCTAGTAATGACAAGGGTACAATTAAGGAATACGTAGAGACGAATATTAACCTTTAAATTTTACAATATGAAAGCAGATACTAAATTACTATTACAAGAAATTATTGACTTACCTGAGTACGAGCGTAAGCAAATTATATCCGTACTTATAGCCTCAATGCTAAACAGCGAGAGCTACGATGACGCTAAACTAACATACGATAACATAATAAATCAATTAAGCAAATAATATGGAACAGAAAAAAAAGAAGCCCACTCAGTGGTTAGTATTACAAAAAGTAAACGATAAGTATATAAACTCTATAGTTGTAAATAGAAACATAACGCTGACCTCATCAAACACCGTAATAGACGCTAGGGTGTGGACCAGTAAAGAACTAGAAGACTTATATAAAAACTATCCACTAGGCCAAGAAGGCTTTGACGTCCACTTTACTTTAGTAGAGTATAAATAATAAATTAGCTTACAGAAATGTAGGCTTTTTTTTGTCACTCAAATAAATTAAATTTACGTTATATATATAACATTATGAAGAAAATAGAATTATTAGTACCGACTGACTTACAATCTATTCCACTGTATCAATACCAGGAATTTCTTAATACCTTTGAGAACCCTGAGAATATGACAGACGAAGAGGCTAGCTTAAAGATGCTAGAAATCTTTTGCGGCGTAAAACAAAAAGAAGGATTAAAATTTAAAATGTCTGACGTTTCTGTAGTTGTCGAAAAGCTAAATAAGATACTAGTAACTAAACCCAGCTTAATAACTAAGTTTACTCTAGGCGGCCAAAAGTTTGGTTTCGTACCTGAGTTAAGTAACTTAAGCTTTGGTGAATATATAGACGCTGAGAATAATCTAGGGGACTGGAATAGTATGCACAAAGCAATGGCTGTATTATACAGGCCAATAAAAGAAGAGTATAAAGAACAATATACTTTAAAAGATTATGACGGTGAACACTACTCAGAGATATTGAAAAATATGCCTACCAGCGTAGCAGTTAGTTGTCTGGTTTTTTTTTACGCTTTAGAGACGGAATTGTTAAATCATACTCTGAACTCTTCGCTAAAAACACTCAAGATAAAGACTCAGCCTTTGGAGCAGAAGAGGATTTCCGAGTAAGATACGGTTGGTATAATAGTCTATATAAATTAGCGGGTGGTGACGTAACAAAAATAGAAGAGGTTAGTAAAACAAATTTGCACTATTGCTTAACTATGCTACAATATAAAATAGAGCTAGATAAAGCTGAGTCAAATAACTTAAAAAATAAATTTAAAAAGAATGAGCGATAACCAGGGAGCAACTGCATTTTTTACAATGCTAGACACATTAAGATTACATTTATTAGAAGACCCTAATATTAACACTTGCACATACGGTGACTTAGCTCAAATTGATTTATCTAAACAGACTATTTTTCCTTTAGCCCACCTAGTGCCTAACACTGCAACGGTAGACCCTACAGGCCAGACTATAACATTTAACGTTAGCGTTATCTTAATGGACATAGTAGACGTATCAAAAGAAAAGGAAACAGATATCTTTTACGGCATAACTAACGAGCAGTTTATTTTAAATACTATGCTAGCTATCGGTAACAAATTATTTAATAGGTTTAAAGGTGGTGACTTAAGACTAGAAGGCTACCAAGCTAACGGGTCCTTAAACGCTCAGCCTTTTTACCAAAGATTTGAAAACCAATTAGCGGGTTGGAATTGTACATTTGACTTAACGTTCCAAAATGATATTTATATATGTTAAGCGATGAGGTTGTAAACGAGCTAGAGACGTACGCATTAAATGTAATAAGTCAAGCTAAAGCAAATTTAAAAGATAACAAAGGTGGCGACCTGTCTGAAAGTCTAGACTATAGAATTAACGATACGTTTGACTGGGGTGGTATGTTAGAGTTTGTCGCTTTAGAGTATGGAAACTTTTTAGACCAAGGTGTACAAGGTGCTAACCCAAACGCTTTATCAGCACCAGGGACAGACAAGCAAGGTAATTCAACTCCAGGGTCTAAGTGGTACGGAATACAAAAAGCTCCTTATAGCCCGTTTAGGTTTGGTAGTGGTAATGGTCCTAGTGGTGGTCTTAGGGGTGCTATTGACAAGTGGACAATATCTAAAAACATACCAGGCATACGAGACGATAAAGGTAGATTTATACCTAGAAAATCTTTAGTCTACTTAATGACTAGAAGTATTTATCTAGCTGGTCTATCGCCTACTTATTTCTTTACAAACGCTCAAGCTTCTTATGATAGTACTTTAACTAATAAACTAGGCCTAGCATTTTTAGATGACGTAAGATTAAAAACACTAGAACTATTAGACCCTTTAAAAACAAATGCAGCTTACACTCAGTTTTCGACAAGCCGAAGACCTAGAAAAAAATTTAATATATGATATTACTTAGAAGTCCCTATATACTAAGCGTTGGCGAAGTCGCTAACTTAGGATTTTGTATTTTACGACTAACCATAAACTCAGCGTCTACGCCTCAATATACTATTACTAAAAACGCTTATCAGTTTCTAGACTCAAACGATGCCGAGCAAGGCTTTTGTAGTTTTGATATAGCAGAGCTTTGTAGAGATTATATAAATAATATTTACGTAGACTTAGCTGGTAACGCTGGTACTCAAAGAGTTTCTATATCCTGGACTATTCAAAAATGGTCTATAGCAAATCCTAGTGTTTTACTAGGAACTGACACTGGGTCAGACATAGGTATAAACGGATATACTGAATTTTCTGAAGGACTTAATTCAGAAATAACAACCGACCAAATATTATTATCTGGCAATAAAATCTACTTACCTATAAACGTTAGAACTACTATATTCACTTTTGAGAGTGGAGCTATAGTAGATAACGATGTCTCTTCTACAGCTACCAGCGTAAGCGTATTAGGCGGTAAAATAATAGAAGTTGAAAGAATAAGAGAATGTAAGTACAGCCATTATAAAGTAACATTTATAAATAAATACGGGGTGGCCCAGGACTTATACTTTTTTATGAAGAGAATAGACAGTACTGCGGTTACTAATAAAAATTACAAAGCCAACGTTTTAAATCTATTACAGGCAACACCTAGTTATTCTACAACTAGCCACGTTAATAAAACTTTTAACTTTGTTGGTCAAGAATCTTTTACTATGTCAACAGGTTTTGTAGACGAGACTTACAATCCTTACTTACAAGAGCTAATGTTGTCGGAGTCTATTTGGATTAAAAAATCAGTAGGCTCTAATAGCCCTGTTGTACCTTGCGTATTAAAGACTCAAAACTTTATAAAGAAAACTAGTCTAAACGATAACCTAGTAGAATACACTTTAGAATTTCAACCAGCTAATCAAATTGTAAACAACGTTAGGTAATGAAGGTATTAATATTAATTTTATGTTTTACTATTCTAAGTAGCTGTAAGCCATTTAAGAAAATACCTAAAGATTTACCAGTTATAGCAACTAAACAAAACCTTAAATAATGAGAAAAGAGTTAGCTTTATATGTAAGGAATATATACGGACTAGATTCTGACGAGCTAGAAAATCCAGCTATAAGACCGTTTGAAAGAGTAGAGTTTTTTAAAGACGAGACAGTGACATTAACTCAGACAATAAAAAATTCAACAGTACCAGACAAATTGTTTACAGACTTTACCCAGGGCTTTACAATACCCGCTAGTCCAGTTAATAATAAGATATTTAAACATTATTACAACAATGGAATACTAGGCTTTGACGCTAGGATAAAAGTGCCAGCTAGACTAGAGCTAAACTTAATGCCGTTTAAAGACGGCTACATAAAGCTAGAATCTGTAGCTATGGAATTTGGAAAACCTAAAAGCTATAAGATTACATTCTTTGGTAATACTGTAGGGTTGACAGAACTGTTTGGTGAGGACCAGTTATCTAACTTAGACTGGTTAAATAACTTTAGTTTATTATACGATGGCGCACTTATAAAAGACAGGTTTACTACTAGAAACAATAACGTAACGGTTGAAGGTGTGCAATATGTAGACCCCATTATAGCACCGCTTATAACACATACTAGAAGACTTTATTATAATTCAACTCAGACCGTTACTGCTGGTGATGGTAACTTAGCATATACAGCTAGTGAGCTAAAAGGTGTAAGAGCTACAGACTTAAAATATGCTATAAGAAACGAAGTTATAATTAAGGCTATAGAAAAAACATATCCAACAATTAGCTTTGGCTCTAGTACTACGAAATTTTTTAGAAATAACAATCCTTCGTTTTACGATATGTATATGTGGCTTAGTAGACGTAAAGGTAGCGTACAA